GACCATGCGGCTGCCGCCGACTTCGGAGAGCTGGTCCTGAATCTCGCGTTCGAGGTTGCGGCTGCGCTCCTTGGCGAACTCCTGCACCGCCAGCTCAATCATCTTGTCTTCGAGCGGCACGTTCGGGTCGACATTCATCTTCAGCGCGGTGAGGATCGTGTTGAGGTCTTCCTCGCTGAGGTTCGGTACCGGGGTGCTGGTGACGGTCCAGTTCTTCTCGTTCGCCGGAAACAGCAGGTTCATCAGGCGACTGAGCATCGACACACACTTGACGCGGGTCAGCTTGGGGTACGCCTTGGACCGGTTCTTCTCGATCTGCGACTCGACCTCCGGGTCGTAGATGCCGAGGTACTGGCGGGCGCTCTTGGCCCAGCGCAGCTCGGCGAGCCGGCGGTCGCGCTCGTAGTTGAGGAACTGGGCCTGCAGCCGCTGGCCGATCCCCCGCAGTTTGTCGTAGTCAGGGGTACGAACGGACGCGGCAAGCGCGGTGTCTACTGGAGTGGTGGTCGTCTGCATGGCGGCATATCCTTGCGTGCGTGGCTGGAGGGTGGGCGCATCTTACCGCACATGATAGCTTGACGTCTGCCGGGGCGGTATGAACTTCCGCTTGGCGTTGTCCATCGAATATCGCGGGTCGGTGTTGGCGAACCACTTGCACAGGTACCCGAACGCATCCGCCGGGTGGCTGTATTTGTTCTTCTCCGGCTCGTCGTTCGTGTTGCCGTCCTTCTTGACCTTGTACCGCCAGCCTGTCTGCAGCGCGCGGATCAGTGTCTTGCAGCCGGGGTCAATCTGCAGCGCCGGCCCCACCTGCGTGATCCTGCTGGCGAAGTGGTCGATGGCGTTCATCCGCGTTTCGAGGAAGTTATTCATGTCGGGGAACTTGACCACGTACTTGTTCTTCCGCAGCACGTCCACCGACGACCGCTCGTCGCTGTTCGAGCGCCCGGCGGCTGCCGGATCAGGGCTGATGATGAACTCCCGCGCCTCCGCGTAGCGCAGCCTCAGATGTGGGGCGAGGCGCTCGCGGCAGATGCGGTCGGTCGAGATGCCCTCCTGCACCAGCTCGGAGAGCACGAACAGCCGGCCATTCAGGTCCATCTGGCCGAAGATCAGCCCGCTGCCGCCGAGGCCCGGGTCGTACCCCGCGACCAGCGGCAGGTGGGGGTTGAACAGCAGCGGCTTTTCCGAGACGTGGTAGGTGCGGTTGAACTGCTTCATCACCGGGGTGCCTTCGAGGCTGTACCCCCACTCCGTCTCGATGAACTGCTTCACCCAGTGCTCGGACTTACCCTCCACCAGAGACGAGTAGTACGCCCTGCCGCCCGGCAGGTTGTCGACGTTCTCCGCGTACGGGCTGAGGCCGCTCGGCTGCTTGAAGTACGTCCAGTTCGCCGGGAGCTTGTCCGTCTCCAGCATCTCGTGCCACCAGCTGTCCTCGTTGCCCGGGTTGGACGACCCCCACATGCCCCAGTTCGTCGCCCCGCCATCCAGCGGCGGCGGGTAGCGTCCGCAGCGCGCCAGCAGCGCCTCGATGATCGCCTTGTCGATCTGCACGAACTCGTCGATCACCGCGAACGTCACTTCCAGCGAGAGAACGCGCTCGACGTCGTCGGGGGTGTCCAGCGGGCGGAACAGCACTTCACACTCGACATCGCCAAACTTCAGCGTGAAGTTCTTGTCGGTCGACTTCCATTCACCGGCCTGCCCGTCCTTGAACCAATAGCTCCACGACATGAGCGTCGTGTCCTTCAGCTGCGGCATGGTGTTCCGTACGACGACCGCCCGGCTGCGCCTGATCCCGTCGATGGGGGAAGGTGCCTGCAGGGTCGCCATATAGGCCAGCTTGAAGAAAATGCCCGTCGTCTTGCCCGAGCCGACCGGCCCGATGATCCAGTCTGCGAACAGCTGGCCCGGCTCATAGTGCGCGATGAACTCGGAAATGGTCGGCGGCGGGGTATAGTTGATGGTGTGCGTGGCCACTGCGGGTTACTCGTGTTCGATGATGTTGATCTGGGCCATCTGCGGCGCGGAGGGGCTGGGCTGGCTCAGGTTGATGTTGATGCTGAATTTGTCCGCTGTCTCGTTCCCGTCCTTCGCCTTGACCGGCTCATACCCGGCGAAGCGCAGGATGTCCTTGGCGTGGGAGGCACGCTGGTTGATGTTGTTACCCACGTCGGTCATGGCGCTGAACATGACCCTGACCGCCTCGTCGGACATCATGGCGCACTGCAGCCGGACGCTGCCGCCGGGCTTCATCTTCTCGTCCATCGCCCAGTCGAACTCGGCTTGGAACTGGGGGATTTCACAGATCGCCGCGAACGCCGCCCGGTCGAGCCCGTACGCCGCACAAATCTCGGACACCGGGTTCAGCCCAAGCGCCAGCTCGATGGGCAGCATGTGTGGGTAGGAGGCGTCGCCCGGGTTGTCTGGGCGAATCGGGGCGACTTTGGCCGCGGTCATTCCACGGCTTCCGTCACACGCCGTGCGTCGTTGCGGGCGCGCACCTTGGCCAGATATTTGGCCTTCGCCGTGGCCGCCGCGTCGGGGTTGGCCTTGCGATACTCGCGCTGCTTGTCGGCGGCGCAGCGGCGACAGTAATACATGAGTCCATCCGGTGTCTGGCGGTTGTTGCCGAACTCCTCGATGGGCAGCGTGTGGTTGCACGCCGGGCAGGTCTTTGTGCGCATGGCAGGAATACGTGTATGTGAAGTTGCCGCGAGTGTATCAGGCTCGTTGGAGACATGCAAGGGATGAAAGTTAGGGGGTCGGCTAAAAATATATAAAGAAGGCATAGAAGTATGCCAAAGGCATAATCCAAAAAACACCTCATCCTATATATGAGGTGGGAGAAAGACCACCCGGCCCGCCCCCGTCGTTCCCCCCTGTGGGGGGTGCTGCGGAAAAAAGAATCCTTTCTATGCCTTGTATACTTGCATGCTGGTGAAAAATGCGGAGAGTGTGGGTTGTCAGCAGGGCGCTGGGCCTGTGAGTCTGACAAACGTAAGGGGATTGCAATGAGCAGCCACACACACTGCGTGCGCAGCAATGCACAAATCCACGGCGTGCGCTTCGCTGTTGATCGTGAAGTCACCCGGCTGACCCGCAAGGGCTTCAGTGTAGGGTTCGCGTTCAGGCTGGCATGCCTGCATGTGTTCGGAAGGGCGCTGTGATGCGGCGCGGTATGCATTACCGCAACAGCGGCAGCATCAGGGCGCTGATGCTTGGAATTCTGGCGGGCGTCGTTCTGGCGCTCTGTCTGTAGCAACCCGGGGGCACTCCCGCCCCCGTTCTTTCTTAGGAGGTCATCATGACCATCAGCATCAAACATCGCTCCGGCGACACCATCCTGCGCACCGAACTGGCGCAGTTCGCAATGCAACAGCATGACTTCGTGGCCGACAGCTACCGCACGCTGTACCCGGTGCCGGTCAAGGTGCGCAGGCCGCGCCCGATGACCATCGGCATGCTGCTCGGTATCCGCCTCATGCAGCTCAACGCAAAGCGGATCGTTCGCGAGCGTGCCGAGTACCGCGCGAAGCACGGGTTCTAACCACAACGGGGGCTTCGGCCCCTTTCCTTTTTTGTTCCTTACTTCTTTGCGTGACAGTAGTAGCCCGCCGCAGCGCGCGCCCTCAGCCATTACTCAGTAATGGCCCGGTATCCTTGCATGCACGTGAGAATCGCGGATACTGCAATACATGGAAAGCAGATATTGCTTCCCTGCACTAACGTGACAGGCCGTCACGTGGTGCTCTTTCAATCCACTATGGAGAAAATCATGGCCAATCAAACCAGTCTTACCCTTGTTGCAACCGTCGCCGGTCTGTTTGTCGAAACCGTCAATTCTGACCTGCGCGCCGCTAGCATCGGTGGCAAGTTGTCCGCGTCAATGACAGCGCTGTTTGCCGAATGCGACACGGATGCGGCCTTCGCTGAAGTTTTCGGCAATGGCATCAACGGGAAAGCGCACATTCCCGGCCTGCTGCGTGATGCGGTCGAAGCAAAGATCGTCAAACTCTCGAAAGAGAAGAAGGAAGCAGTCAGAAACATGCTGCGTGTTCGCTTCTCTGAGGCGCGCAAGCTGCGCCGTGCCGAAGGGATGCCGCAAAAGGGCGAATCGATTCAATCCGCCCTGAAGCGCTATGCGAAGCCTGCTGAAAAGCAGGCGAAACCCGAAGGCAACGAAAGCCACAAGGTTGTCATCGCCGATGACGCCAGCCTTGACGAATTGGCGGATGCGCTGTCGATCTGGGTTGCCAAGCATGGCGCAGCATCTGCCGGGCTGGTTGCCAAGCTGGCGGATTTCCTGCCTGTCTCCGTGCGGCGCAATCGTAAGCAAGCGTAACAAGTAGCATCTGGCCAGACCTTCGGGTCTGGCCTTTTTTTTCGTCCGCGTTTTCCTGCCCCGGTCAGCACGTGCTGATCGGGGCTTTTTTGCGTTCTGCGCCCGCACTACCTTGCACGCGTATGTGCCTCCTGTTTTGCATGACCGTAGTAGCCCGCCGCAGCGCGCGCCTCCTGTGTGCACGTGCGCCATTACTGAGTGATGGTAAAACACGCGTGTATGGTGCATCTCCTGTGTGCGCATGTGTGGGCTTCAACCGTTACTCAGTAACGGTACACGTACGTGGGTGGCCTGTAGCCCGCCTGAAAAAATCGTTTAGTTTATGCACTATAACAATCCAATTAAGCTCTCCGTTCATAGTGGTGGGTGCACCCGCGAGAAGAGGCCAAAAAACGCAATAGAAT